ATGACTGGACTGTTCGGACAGAACCCGCTTCAGCCCGATGGCGAGAATCTGGCCGAGTTCGCCAAGCCGCTCATCCGCCGACATGCGGTCGGGCGACAAGGGGTTGGGGGCGGAGGAAACGTCGTGCATGAGACCGTTCGCAATCAATCCTGATAAGCGAACGGTACGTGGAAATCATGAAAACACAAGCACAATCAATTATTTGTCAGGTTAGTACGCAATCATGAGTACTGGATGGCGCTCGTTCAGCGGCGGTTCAGATTGCCCGACCTACACTGCCCACATCTTATGGCTCGGGAGGAACACATGAAGCGCGTCGTACAAGTCACTGCCATGCTGGCAGCCCTCATTGCCACCGCCACTACGGCATCGGCCTACCGGATTGAGAAAGTGCAGGCATCCTCGCCGTCCCTTGGTAAGCATTATCTCTATTCCTGCATCTGCGACAACGGAAACCGCATCATCTCGTATTCAACAAGCCCCATCAACGGCAACGACTGCCTTACGGCCTGTTACCATGCCGGTTCCGGATATGGTGGGCCGCAGACGCCGCCCGTGAAGTCCCTCCCTGCCACCACGGCGCAACGTCGACAAGGTGCAGTAGGCCGATAACGTTACGCGGTGGCACGGCCTGCTCAGTGGTGCGTTGCCGGCCGCACGTCCCTGTCGGTGTCCAGGCGCAGCGCCGTGCGCCACAGTGACGTCTTGGTGAACAGGCCATCATCGAATCGTCGCGCGCCCTCAACGCGATCCTCTCGCAACAGCCCCGTCCAGCATAGCGGACGCAGAACCTGAACATAGAGGTTGCTGAGGATCATATCGAAGCGTTCTGACTCGCCCTTTGGCCCATAGAGCGTGTGGCGCAGTTCCGTTGCGGTCGCGCCATTCTCGACCTCGACATTCAGCACATTGAGGAAGATGTCCCAATTGCCCGGCAATCGTTCCGGCCGCCGTGCAAATTGCAGGTGGTCCACTTCGAAGAGATAGAACGGCGTGATGATGCCGAACAGCCGGCCAGGATGACCAACCAGGGACTGGCCCGCCTTGGTCAGCGTGAACTGGCCCTTGGAGTGACGCCCGATCTTCAGGGCAATCATCAGGTCGTGCAGGTCCATCAGCGGACCGAAGTCGATCTCGTTCAGCACCTTGTTGATGGCGAAGAGGTCGGCCTCCAGATAGCCCGGCCATTCGAACTCGGCGGCCGCCCAGTGGACGAAGCTGCGTTTGAAGGCTTTTGATGGCGTCAGCGGGATCGCTCCGTGCTCGTAGATATAGGCGAAGGTCTTTTCCATTGCCCGCACCATTGGCGAGTGCACGAGCGCCGGATCGTCATCGACCACTTCCTCGAACACGATCAAGATCAGATCTCCCGGCCGAACCAGCGGATCCGACCGATGATCCTGATCTCATCGGCGGTGCGCTCATAGGGGCTGTAGAAGGTGTTGTCGGAGATGATGCGCACCTGAGGCGGCTCCGAATTCGGGATGTGCTCCAGCCGCTTGGCGACGAGCCCCATGCCGTCGAACAGCACGAAGATGCCCGGCGGGGTCGGCATGCAGCGGGCAAGGTCGACCAGCACGACGTCCCCGTCGTGCAAGGTCGGCATCATGCTGTCGCCCTCGACATGCATGATGCGCAGGTTTGCCGGATTGGCGCGCAGGCGATGCGTGATCCACGAGCTCCGGAAATGGTAGGGTTCGCCGTTCTCCACTTCGTCCGCGACGAGCTTGCCGCCGCCCATCGAGGCCGTGACCTGGACCGACGGGATTGCCACGAAGGCATCCGCCTCGTCTTCCATGACCGGCTCATCGCCGTCGACCACGCCCTTGCCATGCAGCAGCCAATTGCGATCGACCTTGATGATCGCAGCAACCTTGTCGAGCTTCTCGAGGTTCGGCCGCTCCGAACGCCCGCGCATGATGTCATAGACGAAGGACCGGTTGACGCGCGCCTGTTCGGCCACCTCGCGCGCGTTCAGCCCCATCTGTTCGGCTCGGGCTCTCAGTCGTTCGGCAAGCGTGATGGTCATGGATCCGGTCCGTAATGTGGATTTTGTGGATTAAAATGGATTGATTCATCCGCGTCAAGCAAATAGAACATAACAAGAACGATATTTTGGGCAGGGGCGCGCAGAATGGCGACCATAGAGAAGGACTATTTCGCGCTGGAGGAACTGGAAGAGCGCTGGGAGGTGCCGCAGCGGGACCTGGTCTATCTGGCTGAGAATGGCCTGCTGAAGGTGTCGGTTCGTCTCTATGGCGTCCACCTCGAGCAAGGCAGCTACGAGGAGGTCGACGAGGGCCAGTGGTGCAGCATCCCCCACAGCCAGGCTCCCTTTCACGGGCTCCAGGACCTGCGCACCCATGACGCCTACCGGCTGTTTCACGAGGGCGCGCTGCTCATCGATCGCTTCGATGCGCCAAGGGATCGGTACTGCGTCGTGCTGCGACCCGAGGACGGGCTCCTGATCCGGAAGGAAGAGCTGGTCGTCCGCCGCGAAGAGCGCGACCGCGCCGAAGCCAAGCACGGGCTGGGCGGCGCGCGGCGAACATCCGAGATCATCTTCGAGCATCGGCATGGTTTCAGCGAGATCACTCTCGGCGAACAGACCTTCATGCTCGGGCAGATCCAGGCGCGGGTCGTGCGCATTCTCCATGATGCTGCCATGCGCGGGTTCCCCTGGCAGCATGGCAAGGCAGTGCTGGCCGAAGCCGGCTCTTCCTGCACGCGTCTGTCGGACCTGTTCAAGACACAGCCGGAATGGCGCAAGCTGATCCAGTCCGATCAGCGCGGCCGCTATCGGCTCAATATCCGTTTCTCCTGACCCCCCTCCCGCAAGCCCGGGCTCGTCGGGCGTTTTCATTTCTGCATGCCGGCAACATCCCCTCCCGTCCCCTTCTCATCCCCCTCTCGATCCCCCTTTGCGCGTAGCAGACGGTGATTCCGATCCCCTGACGATCCACTTCCGATCCCGACGACACCAATCTCATCCTACGCCATCCTCTCCGCAGGTTTTCGTCAGACCCCAAGGAGAACGAGATGGCTACCAGACACCTCTCCCAGATCGAGCTCGCCGCTCGCTGGAACATTTCGCACCGCACGCTCGAACGCTGGCGCTGGACGGGTGAAGGCCCGCAATACGTCAAGCTCGGCGGCCGCGTCGTCTACCGGCTCGAGGATGTCGAAGCCTACGAGGCCGAGCAGATCCGCCAGAGCACTGCCAGCTACCGCCACCGGGCTTCGGCGTGAGGGTGCGGCGATGACGATCCCCAACCACATCACCCTCGATGATCTGCGCAGGATGCAGATCGGAGAGATCGTCGCCCTGCCGGCCGAACAGCTCGCCCTCCTGCAGGAGGCGACCGACGCGAACGTCCGCAGCGCGAAGGCAATCAGCGACTGGCTCGAAGGCGCCATCGCGCTCAAATACACCGACCGTGCCGTGATGGCGCGCATGGAGGCGAGCAAGGACACCGGAACCGTTCGCTTCGACGACGGCGCGGTTACCGTGATCGCCGACCTACCGAAGCGCGTCGATTGGGATCAGGCACAGCTTGCCGATCTGGTCGAGCGCATCAGCGCCGCCGGTGACGACCCCACCGAATATGTCGATGTCAGCTTCAAGGTGCCCGAGCGCAAATACGCCGCCTGGCCCGAGTCGATCCGACAGTCCTTCGCGCCCGCCCGCACCGTCAGGACCGGGGCGCTCAAGGTAAAGCTCGAGCTCAACGGAGGCGGGCAATGAACGGCGCGCTTCCCATCATCTTGGCCGACCAGCGTCTCGCGGCACCCCGCAGCATCAAGGGCTGCATCTTCGGCAAGTCCGGCATCGGCAAGACCTCGCTGCTATGGACGCTCGATCCCGCCACCACGCTTTTCATGGATCTGGAAGCCGGCGATCTCGCCATCGAGGGATGGGCCGGTGACACGATCCGCCCCAGGACCTGGGACGAATGCCGCGACTTCGCGGTGTTCATCGGTGGCGCCAACCCGGCACTACGCGACGACCAGCCCTACAGCCAGGCCCATCACGATGCGGTTGTCGCCCGGCTCGGGGATCCGGGTCAGCTCGATCGCTACCGAACGGTCTTCATCGACTCCATCACGGTTGCCGGTCGGCTCTGCTTCCAGTGGGCCAAGGGCCAGCCGGAAGCGTTCTCCGACAAGACCGGCAAGCCCGATATTCGCGGCGCCTACGGCCTGCATGGCCGCGAGATGATCGCCTGGCTGACGCATCTGCAGCACACGCGCTCAAAGAACATCTGGTTTGTCGGCATTCTCGACGAGAAGCTCGACGACTTCAATCGCAAGGTCTTCGTTCCGCAGATCGAGGGCGCCAAGACCGGCCTCGAACTGCCCGGCATCGTCGATGAAGTCATCAGCATGGTCGAACTAAAGGACGATGAAGGTAAGCCCTACCGCGCCTTCATCTGCCAGACGCTCAACCCGTTCGGCTTTCCGGCCAAAGACCGCTCGGGCCGCCTCGACATGATCGAGCCGCCCGATCTCGGCCAGCTGATGGACAAGATCCGCAATGCCGCGCGCCAGGCTTTTGCTGCGCCGGCTGCAGCCGCCTCTACCCAATCCTCCTCCAATGCAGCTCAAGAACAAGGAGCCTGACTATGTCGGCATGGAACGATTTCAACGACGCACAGACCAATACCAACCTGATCCCCAAGGGCACGCTCGCCAAGGTGCGGCTGACCATCCGCCCCGGCGGCTTCGATGATCCCTCGCAGGGCTGGACCGGCGGCTACGCCACGCGCGGCTCGACCGGCGCGGTCTATCTCAACGGCGAGTTCACGGTGCTCGAAGGTCCCTATGCCCGCCGCAAGATCTTCACCCTGATCGGCCTTTACAGCCCCAAGGGCCCGGAATGGGCCAATATGGGACGCGGCCTCATCCGCGGCATGCTGAATTCGGCGCGCGGTCTTTCCGACAAGGACCAGAGCGAGGCAGCCCAGACAGCGCGTCGCATCTCCGGCTTTGCCGATCTCGACGGACTGGAGTTCGTCGCCCGCATCGATATAGGCACCGACACCAACGGTGACGACAAGAACGAGATCCGCTCCGCCGTTACCGCCAGCCACAAGGACTATGCCGCGATCATGGGGATGGTCGCGGCAATGCCGCAGCCCGGAGCCGCACAGGGCAATGCCTATGCCGCCGCCAAACAGCACGGCGCAGCGCCGTCTGGCCGCCCCTCCTGGGCACAGTAGAGCGAGGATCCGGCCATGATGCTTCGTCCTCGCCAGAAGCAATTCGTCGAGCGCAGCGTCCGCGCGCTCGACACCCACGCCAACACGTTGGGTGTGGCACCCACCGGCGCTGGCAAGACCATCATGTTGTCGGCCGTTGCCGGCCGGATGATCGGCGATACCGATGCGAAGGCGGCTGTGCTCGCCCATCGCGATGAACTGACCACGCAGAATCGGGAGAAGTTCACCCGGGTCAACCCCGACATCACCACCTCGATCGTCGATGCCGGCCAAAAGTCCTGGGGCGGCCGGGTCACCTTCGCCATGGTGCCGACGCTGTCGCGCAGCACCAACCTCGCCAGCATGCCGGCGCTCGACCTGCTGGTCATCGATGAGGCACACCACGCCACCGCCGACAGCTACCGCCGCATCATCGATGAGGCGCTGAAGCGCAATCCGTCCTGCCGCATCTTCGGCGTCACCGCCACGCCCAATCGCGGCGATCGCAAGGGCCTGCGCGAGGTGTTCTCCAATGTCGCCGACCAGATCCGCATTGGCGAACTGATCCGCTCCGGCCACCTGGTGCCACCCCGCACCTTCGTCATCGATGTCGGCGTCAGGGACGACCTGGCCAAGGTCCGCAAGACCGCAAGCGACTTCGACATGAGCGAGGTTGAGCGCATCATGAACCGCGCGCCGGTCATGGATGCCATCATCCGACATTGGAAGGAGAAGGCCGCCGGGCGGCAGACCGTGGTGTTCTGTTCGACGGTCGACCATGCCCGCAGCGCCACCGATGCCTTCAACGAGGCCGGTGTCGCAGCCGTTCTCGTCCATGGCGAGATGGCTGATGGCGAGCGCCAGGCGGCGCTTGCCGCCTATGCTGCCGGCGACGTCCAGGTCGTCGTCAATGTCGCCGTGCTGACCGAAGGCTGGGACCACCCGCCGACCTCCTGCGTCGTGCTGTTGCGCCCGTCCTCATACAAGTCGACCATGATCCAGATGGTCGGTCGGGGTTTGAGAACCGTCGATCCCAACGAACATCCGGGCGTCGTCAAGACCGACTGCGTTGTGCTCGATTTCGGCACCGCCAGCCTGATGCACGGCTCGCTCGAGCAGGAGGTCGATCTCGTCGGCCACGAGGCGTCGGGCGATGCGCCGACCAGGTGCTGCCCGCAATGTGAGGCCGAGATATCCCTCGGCTGCCAGGAATGCCCGCTCTGCGGCTACGTCTTCGAGGGCGTCGATGATAGCGACGGCGACATTCCGCTCAGCGATTTCGTGATGTCGGAGATCGACCTGTTGAAGCGGTCGAGCTTCCGCTGGTGCGACCTGTTCGGCGACGATGCAGCACTTATGGCCAACGGGTTTTCCGCCTGGGCCGGGGTCTTCTTCCTGAATGGCCGCTGGTATGGCGTGGGTGCGGCCAAAGGGATCAGGCCGCGCCTGCTGTCGATCGGCGAGCGCATGGTGTGCCTTGCCGCCGGCGACGACTGGCTGAACGAGCACGAATCCGACGAGAGCGCCCACAAGAGCCAGCGCTGGTTGAACCAGCCGCCGACGGACAAGCAGCTCGCCTGGCTTCCGACAGACTACCGGCATGATTTCGGGCTGACCCGCTATCAGGCTTCGGCGCTGCTCTCCTTCCAGTTCAACCGCAATGCCATCCGCAGCCTGGTCTTCGGCGCGGACGGACAGGACCTGGCGAGGGCGGCATGATGATCGACCCGACCGAAGCCGAACAGGCAGCGATCCGCAGCGCCATGAAGCCGGTCGCCGAGATCATGGAGGAGATCGGCTGGCAGACCCGGCTTGCCGATCTTTCCGAACAGCAGGTGCTGACCCTGATCGAGGTGACCGCCACCGGTTTCCAGGACGCGCTTCGTGAACACGCCGCCGCCAATCCCACCCTCGTTCCGGAGGTGCCGTTCTGATGAAACTCTGCACAAAATGTGGCGTCGAAAAGGACCTCGGCGAATTTGGTCGTCGGAAGCTGAGCGCGGACGGTCGACAGAGCTGGTGTCGAGATTGCCGGCGTGAGTACCAACGAATCTACGCTCAGAACTGCAGGGATCCGAAGCGACATCGCGAAGCACAACGGCGATACCGCACGCGGCATGCCGAAAAGCACCGTGCCCACTGCATTGTCAGGAAAGCGATTCTGAGCTGCCGGATCATCGTGCCCGTCTGGTGCCAGCGCTGCGGCTGTGTGATCGAACTCGAAGCTCACCACCACGACAATTCGCAGCCACTCGCTGTCGAATGGCTGTGCTCGATCTGCCACGGGCGCGCGCACCGTCGCTACGAGGGAGGCGATCATGCTGGACTATAATCGCCGCCTGGGCTTCGCCGACCACATCAACACAGCCATCGATGCAGCACTTGTCGCCGAGAACGAGGCCACGCCGCCGCGCGATTACCTTGGCGGCTCTCGTCTCGGTGTTGCCTGCGAGCGCGCCCTGCAGTTCGAGTTTACGGCGACGCCCAAGGACGACGGCGCCGGCTTTACCGGCCAGACGCTGCGCATCTTCGCCATCGGTCACCAGCTCGAGGATCTGGCTATCCAGTGGCTGCGCGCCGCCGGCTTCGATCTCTATACGCGCAAGGGCAACCGACCCGACGGCGAACAGTTCGGCTTTTCTGTCGCAGGCGGACGCATTCGCGGTCATGTCGACGGGATCATCGCCGCTGGCCCCGAGGGTTTTGGTCTCGCCGTTCCCGCGCTGTGGGAATGCAAGACCATGAACGCGAAGAACTGGCGCGCCTGTGTCAAGGATGGCGTGACGAAGTCCAAACCCGTCTACGCCGCTCAGATCGCCCTCTACCAGGCCTATATGGAAGCCTCGGTGCCCGGCATTGCCGTCGCTCCGGCGCTGTTTACCGCCATCAACAAGGACACCGCCGAACTCCACCACGAGCTTGTGCCGTTCGATGCCGATCTCGCGCAGCGCATGTCCGATCGCGGCGTGCGCATCCTGCAGGCGACGGACGCCGGCGAGCTGCTGCCGCGCATCGCCACCAGTTCTGACTTCTTCGAATGCCGCTTCTGCCCATGGGCCAAGCGCTGCTGGGAGCAACCCGTATGAGCGACGAGCATGACGACGACATGACCGGCTCCCCGAAGCCGCCCGTCAGCGGCGAGATTGTCCATTTCAATCCATGGCGCGACTTCAACGACGCGCCCTGCCAGATTGACGTGTTCGGCGACGAGCCAGACCCCGAGCAGATCGCGCAGTTCATGGAGGTGGTGTTCGGCTACTGCGAAGGCCTGATCCCGGTCCGCAGCTTCATCGACAAGGGTCAGGGATTCGATGGCCGCCCGCACAACATCTGGATCGACGCCGACAACACCGTGGCCGAGAAGATGGCGACCTTCGCCAGCTGGGCCGGCCGCGAAGGCGCCGCCGTCTATGTGATCCCCGGTACCGTTGCCGCCAAGGGCCAGGCCAAGGCCGCCGACATCCTGCAGATGCAGACCGTGGTCGTCGATATCGACACCGGTGACATCGCCGCCAAGCGCGCCCATCTCGAGCGCCATCTCGGGTCCCCCACCATGGTGGTGGAAAGCGGCGGCGTGACACCGGATGGACAGCGCAAGGCCCATGTCTGGTGGAAGCTGACCGAGCCGGCCGAAGGCCACGATATCACCCGCATCTGCCGTTTGCGTGGTGACATTGCCGCCAAGGTCGGCGGCGACACACATTTCCGATCGCCGCATCAGCCGATCCGGGTGGCCGGCTCGGTCTATTACAAGAACAGCCTCAAGACGCAGGTGCGCATCGTCGAGCTCAATGCCGATCTCGAGCGCGATCTCGAGGAATTCATCGAGGCCGTCGCCGACATGCCGCCGGCGCCCGGCATCTCGCTCCAGCCTGACTTTTCCGTAACTGACAAGCCGGCCGTCGCCGATGTGCTGGTGACCCCGGTGCGCGAGGGCGCGCAGGATGACTGGTCGCGCTTCGAGGGCGCCTCGGCCGCCATCGGCCACTACATCCGCATGGTGCACGACGGCCGGCTGTCGAAGGGCGAAGGCTGGCAGGCAATCTGTGAATACAACGCCGCCATGTTGCGGCCTGCCTGGCCGGTGGAGCGGCTGAAGCGCGAGTCGGAGCGGCTCTGGTCCATCCATGTCGAAAAGCACGGTCCCCCGCTGGTCCGCCTCGACAGCGCGGCACCCGCGCCGAACGAGCTTCCCACCTTCACGCTCGGCGCGCTGCTTGACGACACCACCCCAATGCCGGCCGACATCATCGCGCCGCGCGTGCTGACGCCGGGTGGCCTTCTGGTGCTCGGCGGCGCACCAAAGGTCGGCAAGAGCGATCTGTTGATCACCTGGCTCGTGCACATGGCCGCGGGCGTGCCCTTTCTTGGCTTCACGCCGCCGCGGCCGCTGCGGATCTTCTACCTGCAGGCGGAGATCCAGTATCACTACCTGCGTGAGCGCATGCAGCAGATCGGTCTGCCGCCCGATCTGCTTGCCGCCGCCCGCGACAATCTCGTTGCCACCCCGAAGCTGCAGATGCTGCTCGATGCCGAGGGCAGTGTCCGCGTCGCCGCGGCGATCCGGCGCTCCTTTCTGGCCGAGCCTGTCGACATCATCTGCATCGACCCGATCCGCAACCTGTTCGACGGTGGCCCGGATGGTGGCGGCGAGAACGACAACGCCGCCATGATGTTCTTCCTGAAGGACCGGGTCGAGACCCTGCGCGACCACATCGATCCCGACTGCGGCGTCATCCTCGTCCACCACACCAGGAAGCTGTCGAAGCAGCAGCTCAAGGACGATCCATTCCTTGCGCTCTCCGGCGCCAGCGCGTTACGCGGCTTCTACACTACCGGCCTCATCCTGCATCGGCCGGACGAGGACTCGTCCCAGCGCCGGTTGGAGATCGAACTGCGCAATGGCCCGGCGCTGCCAGCCAAGCTGGTCGACAAGGTGAATGGTCGCTGGGTCGAGCTCAACCCGATGAACGAACGGCTGGTCCGCGCCGAGGTTGGCGCCAGATACGACGCCGAGCGCGTGCGCAAGAAGGACGTCATTATCGACATCCTGCTCGAGGAAGCGGCTGACGGACGGCTCTATACCATCAACCAGTTTGCCGAAGCGTTCGAGAATATTGCTGGGCTCGGAGGTAAGGACGTGATCCGCGAGCGGATCAGCGTTCAGGCCACCAAGGGTTTCATCAAATTCGTCCGTGATGGCGCACCGTTCGGGCTGCCCACCTCAAGGTCGAAATTTGGCTATCTCTGCGTCGAGGGCATGAGGTTTCCGACCGGCGAAGCCGACGCCGATGCCGAGACGGGTGAGATCGTGCCTGTTCTCAATCCTGTGCTGCCGACCATCTACAAATGTCCGCAAAGCGGCGCGGCGCTCCCGGTCGAGAACCCGACCGTATGGGTCTATCCGGAGGGTGTCGAATGATCATCTGGCACCGCGTCCCGTATTGCGCAGCATTGCGCAGCTTCAAGTTGGGGGAGTTGGGAAGTTTTCTCCCAACTACCTGCGCTGCATTCCTGCCGATTTCGCAGGCTCGCGCGCCAGCAAGTTGGGAAGGCCTTTCCCAACTACCTTTGATCTTCCGCGCACCATCACGCTGTGACACGCAGCTTCAAGTTGGGAACGGCTTGAACGTTTCTGGCCTCCACAACTTGATTTTATCAAGCAATCACAAAGACTTGCCTGCCTTTTCAAGTTGTGGGGGTGAAACCCACCCTTACAGGGTGGGGAGGAGGACGCCCAGCGTAGCCGCTGGCGTCTCCTCCTCCCTCTGCCCGGTTCGGGAAGGTCCGGCGTGTCTTCCGTCCGTCAGCAGTAAGAGGTGAACCATGAATCAGCGACATGTCGTGCATGCACTCAACTTTTCCAATCCTCCACAAGTAGGCACGGTGCTGCTGCGCGAAGGACAGCGATACGAACTGCTCGAAATCCGACCCTACGTCCGACGCGATGGAAAACAGACCTGGCTGCTCGTCTGGCAGTCCCACTGTGCAGATTGCGATCGCGCGTTCGAGGTCATCACCGGCATCAAGACCTCCGTCGGCAACCTCAACCGTCGTTGTTCAATCCATCATAGTCCAGGGCGAGCCGTCTCGGCCGCCGGTGTTGCACGCCGCAATCGCTTTCTACGCCGCAAGGCATCTCGCAAGCCGTGAGCGCAAAGATCCCGACCAGACGACGGTGGCCCGTACCGCCAAGCACATGACCGCCGTCGTCCTCCACCACAGCAGCCAACCCGAGAAGGAGACCACCCATGGCTGAACCGACTCAGCGCATTGAGAACAGCAGCGCAATCCCCACATTGCACGTCGCGATGACGCACCGCCCCGTGCTTGCCCTCGACCTCGGCACCACCACCGGCTGGGCATTGCGCGATGCCGATGGCCTGATCACCAGCGGCACCGTCTCGCTGCGCCCGGGCCGCTTCGATGGCGGCGGCATGCGCTATCTGCGCTTCGCCAACTGGCTGGCCGAGATCGACCGGCTCACCGGTCCCATGGCCGCGATCTGGTTCGAGGAGGTGCGCCGCCATGCCGGCACCGACGCTGCCCATGTCTATGGCGGGCTGATGGCGACGCTGACCGCTTGGGCCGAGCAGCATGGCGTGCCTTATCAGGGCGTTCCGGTCGGCACGATCAAACGTCACGTGACGGCCAAGGGCAATGCTGGCAAGGAGGCCGTGCTTGCCGCGGTCCGTGCGCGTGGTTTCAGTCCCGCCGACGATAACGAGGCCGACGCCATCGCGCTGTTGCTGTGGGCGGTGGAAACCGCAGGCGGTTTGCGATGAGCGGTTGGACGCCGAGCATGGTCGAGGAGCGGCTCGCAGAAGCTGCCGCAGTTCTCAACCGTCTGCCCGAACCGCGGCGGCAGGGGTATTTCAACACCTGGCCGGATTACTTCTACGAGTTCTCCGACCTCGTCGGTCAGGAACCGCAGCCGATGCGCCTCGTCCCGTCGCCCGCCGCCATCAGCCAGATGGAGGAAACGCTGACCTGGACCTTCGACCTCGACCCGGTCGACGGCAGGATTGTCTGGATGAAGGCTCATGGCTGGCGCTGGAAGATCATCTGCCGCAACGTTGGTCTCCAGCGGTCCGCAGCCAACCAACACTGGCTTTATGCGCTGTGCCTCATCGCCCTGAAGCTCAACCGGCGGCGGTTCAATCGCAACCTGTCGAGGCGCAAGGTGATCGAACTGGCTTGTGCGTCGCAAGCATGAGAACCGGGTAGAACTTTGTTCGGCGGACAGTTTTCGAACGGACAAAACCGGCTTGTTTGGGGTAGATTCTGGATATGCTCGGGAGAGTAGCGCGCCCGCGACGGAGACGATCCATCGCGGGCGTTGTCGTTTCCAACGCCATCGCCATCAGCATCATCGTCGAGATCAGCACCATGCCTGTCCGCCCGCCGATCCATCGCCCGGTTGGCCGGCGCGAAAAGCGTGAGCGCGACCAGGACTATGCCCGCCAGCGCAATCCGGTGGCCCGTGCGCTCTATCGCTCAAAGCGCTGGCGAACAGAACGCGCATCCTTCCTGCACGATCATCCGCTGTGCGTGGAATGCGAGCGCCATGATCTGGTCCGACCGGCCAGCGTCGTCGACCACGTCGATCCGCACGATGGCAACGAAACGGTGTTCTGGGATCGCAGCCGCTGGCAGGCGCTGTGCGCATCGTGCCACGGCAGGAAGACGGCTGCGAAGGATGGCGGCTTCGGCAATGCCCTGCGCTGCTGATAGCCCCCCCGGGGGAGGTCAAATCTCTGGAGAGTTCGACCCCAGGACCGCGCGCCACCAAAAGCGCATCCGTGGCCAAAATGAAGCATGGGGGGTGCGCGGCTAAGATGTTGATTTCACTGGATACCGAAAATGACAATCGCTGAAACTGCGCATATCGGTGTTGATGGCATTGAGCGTCAGCTGGCCGTCGAATATCGCAAGCTTGATGATCTGGTTCCCTATGCACGCAATGCTCGCACGCATTCGGAAGGGCAGGTGGCCGAGATTGCCGGATCGATCCGCACCTTCGGCTTTACCAACCCGGTGCTGATTGCCGAGGATGGCACGCTGATTGCTGGTCATGGCCGCGTGCTGGCGGCGCGCAAGCTTGGCATGGATACGGTGCCGACGATCGTGCTGACGGGACTGTCGGAGACGCAGCGCCGGGCGCTGGTGCTCGCCGACAACCGCATTGCCATGAATGCCGGCTGGGACGAGGAGCTGCTGGCGCTCGAGCTCTCCGACCTGCAGGAGGCCGGCTTTGACCTTGGCCTCACCGGCTTCGGCGACGACGAGTTGCAGAGCCTGCTTTACGGCAGCCATGACGAACAGGACGGGCTGACCGAGGACAGCGCCATTCCGCAGGTGCCGGTCACGCCGGTGACGCGGCGCGGCGATCTGTGGCTACTGGGTGATCACCGGCTGCTGTGCGGTGATAGCACCTCGCCGGAAGATGTTGGTCGCCTGATGGCTGGCGAGCGGGCGGCGCTGTTTGCCACCGACCCGCCCTATCTCGTCGATTATGACGGAACCAACCATCCGACGAAGAAGACCGCCTCGGCGCGGGCGAAGAAAATCGCCAACAAGGACTGGGGCGACGATTATATCGAGCAGCCGCACTGGGATGATTCCAGCCAGGGCCCACAATTCTACGAGGCCTTCTGCAAGGTGGCGATCGAGCATGCCATTGCCGAGGATGTGGCATGGTATTGCTGGCACGCCTCGCGCCGCCAGCGCATGCTGGAAACGGTCTGGGATCAGTTCGATGTGCTGCATCACCAGCAGATCATCTGGGCCAAGTCGCGCCCGGTGCTGACGCGTTCGGTGATGCTGTGGGCGCATGAGCCCTGCCTGTTTGGCTGGGTTCGCGGCAAGAAGCCAAGGATCAATCGCGAGGGTTTTGAAAGCTGGCCGACGACGGTGTGGAATATTCCGTCGTCCGAGATTGAAACCCGCGAGCACCCGACATCAAAACCGGTGCGCGTGTTCACGCTGCCAATGCTGTTGCACACAAGAACCGGTGATATCTGTTACGAGCCGTTTTCAGGCTCCGGATCGCAGCTGATCGCTGGTGAGAAGACCGGCCGCAAGGTTTATGGCCTCGAACTGTCAGAAGCCTTCTGCGATGTCGTCGTCAAACGCTGGCAGGAATATACCGGCAAGCCGGCGACGCTGGATGGTGATGGCCGCAGCTTTGACGCGATCACGGCAGAGCGTGTGCCGGAACAGGCTGATGCGGCATGAAGCAATCGCGCACCATGTCGCTGGTAGAAGCCTTCGCCAATGTCGCAGTTGGTTATGGCATCGCGGTCATCACCCAGATTGTGGTGTTCCCACTGTGCGGACTGACGACCACACTCGCCGAGAACATGGCGATGGGCGCCATCTTCACCGTCGTCAGCATCGCCCGTAGCTACTGTCTGCGCAGGGCGTTTGAAAGCTTGTGGCTGAGCAGAAAACCCAGCGCATGAAGCTTCGGTGTCGAGCTTTTCTGGTCAAGCTTTCCTGGCGCTTGGGAAAAACAATGCGGCAGATTTGCCCCTGAGATCCTCGGCTTCTTTGGCCAGACGAGCGCTGCGTAACCGCAGTGTCTTTTCCTGGCGAGCCTGAGCGATCGGGTCGCATTTTTGGTCGGCGGGCTTCCGGAGAAGAAAGGGTGTTTGAATTTTAGCGAAAGCTATCTCAGCTGTTTGGCGAGATATGCTGTGTGTTGGTGTCATTGTTGGTGTTGTCTTCCAGAGGCCAGCTTCGGTGAGCAGCCATAAAAAAAGGCCAGGCAAATTGCCTGACCTTGATTGGTATTATGCTTTCGCAGTGCCAGTACATCCGTGGTCAAGGGAAAGCGGATACCGTTTTAGGCAGCTTGCAGGTTGCAAGCCGACATTTTGCCCGACTTCATGTCGCGCTCCATGTCATAGGCAATCTTCTGGCCTTCGACGATTTCGCGCATTCCGGCGCGCTCGACGGCAGAGATGTGAACGAAGGCGTCAGCGCCGCCGTTGTCAGGCTGAATGAAGCCGAAGCCTTTTGTGGAATTGAACCATTTAACTGTGCCAGTGGTCATAACGAACCCTTTCATAGCAACATAGAGGACCGCAGCGCCGAGGCGTTACGGATGATGATAGCGATGTTTTAAAGGGAGGGTTCGTTCAAGGCGCGGTGCCAATCGCGCAATAAAAAAGCTCAACAAGAAAATATCGATGGCCTTCAATAGGGGCGATTGGACTTGGTGTCAACTTTTACTTTTGCCAATCGTTACGCGAACCGAAATTATCTGGTGCTCACACAAGGAGTTCTGACATGGCCGGCCGCAAGCCGCTGCCAACACATCTGAAGCTTGTGAAAGGTACAGCCCGTCCGCACCGCATGAACAAGGCCGAGCCAAAGCCGGTGGTGGCAGTTCCTGCGCCGCCGGATCATCTTGATGAGGAGGCAAGCGCCAAGTTTACCGAAATGGCCGAACTGCTCGCCCGTCATGGCGTCATGACCGAGCTCGATACCGGTGCGCTCGCCCGTTACGTCGTTATCTGGCGGCGCTGGATTGAAGCCGAGCAGGAAGTCAAACGCCGCGGCCATGTGGTGAAGACGGCGAACGACAACATCATCCAGAACCCGTTCCTGGCGGTTGCCAACAAGTGCCTGGCGCAGATGGCACAGATCGAAAGCGAGTTCGGGCTCACACCCTCCAGCCGCTCGCGCATCCGCATGGCAGAGCCTGCCGAGACCAGCGACCCCTTCGAGGACTTTTTGACCCGTGGCCGAAAAGCGTAAATCCGGCTCGGTCAGGAAAGCGTCATCCTGTCCGGTCACGACCTATGCCCGCGCTGTCGTCAGCGGCAGGATCGTCGCCGGTCGCCTGGTGAAGCTTGCCTGCGAGCGGCATCTCGCCGATCTCAAATCCGGCGGCAAGCGTGGCCTCGTCTGGGACGGTGCTGCCGCACGCCACGCCATCGACTTCTTCGGCCATCTGCGCCATTCGACCGGCGAATGGGCCGGCGAGCCCTTCGTGCTGCAGGACTGGCAGCAGTTCGTCGTCGGCTCGCTTTATGGCTGGAAGCGCAAGAACGGATTGCGCCGTTTCCGCACGGCCTATGTCGAGGTGGCGCGCAAGAACGGCAAGTCGGTGCTGTTGGCCGGCACCGCACTTTATGCCCTGATCGCCGATGCTGAACCGGGTGCGCATGTCTATTCGGCAGCAACGACGCGCGATCAGGCGCGCATTGTCTTTGGTGAGGCCGAGCGCATGGTGGCGGCAAGCTCGGCCCTGCAGGCGCGGATCACCCGCACGGTGAACAATCTGGCGGTGCTGCCGACCTCGTCCTGGTTCCGGCCACTGTCGGCCGACGCCACCAAGATGGACGGGTTGAACATTCACTTCGCCGCCGTCGACGAGGTCCATGAACATCCCGGTCCCGAGATTATCCAGAAGCTGAACACCGCGACCGGCGCGCGGCGACAGCCGCTGATCTTCGAGATCACGACGGCCGGCCATGATCGCCATTCGGTCTGCCGCCAGCATCACGAGTTCTCGGTCAAGGCGCTGGAAGGCACGGTGCCGACGGAGTCTTCAGATAGCTGGTTTGCCTATGTCGCCACCATCGACGAGGGCGACGACTGGACCGACGAGAAGGTCTGGGTGAAGGCGAACCCCAGCCTTGGCGTCACCGTCAAACGCGATGACCTCAAGCGCCAGATCGATGAAGCCAGGGAAATGCCGGCGCAGCAGAACGCGATCCGGCGGCTGCGGCTCAACGAATGGACCGAACAGGTCACCCGCTGGCTTGATATGGGCGTCTGGGAGGAAGGAGGCCTGAAGGCTGCCACAGACTGGCGCATCGTCAAACACGAGATGGAGGAGCTGGAAGGCAAGCTTCTCGGCCGCGAATGCTATGGCGGGCTCGACCTGGCCCGCGTCAACGATCTGTCGGCCTTCGTGTTGCTGTTCCCGCCGACGCTGGATGTTGACCTCGGGGCGCTGGCCAACAAATGGATCGTCATCTGCCGGTTCTGGATTCCCGAAGACGATATCATCCGCCGCGTGCGGCGCGACCGCGTGCCTTATGATGTCTGGCGCGACCAGGGATTTTTGACCGCCACGCCGGGCAACGCCACTGACTTCGCCTTCGTCGAGAAAGAAATCCTCGACCTTGCCGGCCGCTACGATCTGCGTGAACTCTCCTACGACCGCACCTTTGCCGGCGAGATCGTCCAGCATCTTCAGGATGAAGGGCTGAACCTGGTGCAGTTCGGACAAGGGTTCTTGTCCATGGCGGCGCCCACGGCGGAACTGGAACGGCTGTCGGTGTCACGATCGCTCTGGCATGGCGGCCATCCGGTGTTGCGCTGGAACGCGTCGAATGTTGCCGTGCGTCATGATCCGGCCGGCAACATCAAGCCGGACAAGGAGCGCTCGAGCGAACGCATCGACGGCATTGTCGCGATCTGCAACGCGCTTGGTCGGGCGCTGGCCCGTGACGTCAATGCCGGCCGCTCGGTTTATGAGACCCGCGGCATCCTGATGCTGTAAAGAGCTGACGAAAGAACCCAATGGCATTCTGGTCGAACTGGTTCGGCGGCGCAAAACCGCCGGCCGCATCTCCGCGCGCGTCGTTCCAGGATGCGGGTGGCGGGATCGTCATCACCACGGCGCAGCAGCTGGAAGAGGCGCTGCGCTCGGGAACGGTGACCGCCTCGGGGGCTGCGGTGACGCCCGACAGCGCCATGCGGGTGGCGGCTGTCTATGCCTGTGTGCGCATCATCTCGGGCGCTGTGGCGACGCTGCCGCTACACATCAAGCGTCGGGTGGATGAGCGCACCCGGCAGGATGCGTCCGACACGCCGATCTGGACCGTGCTGCGACGACGGCCGAACCGCTGGCAGACGCCATCGCAGTTTCGGCGCATGCTGCAGGCGCATCTGCTTTTGCGCGGCAATGCCTATGCCATGATCGTGCGCTCGCGCGGGAATATGCAGGAACTGATCCCGCTGCATCCCGATCGGGTCGAGGTGAAGCAGACCGACGATCTGACGCTCGAATACACATACACAAGACAGGACGGACGGCGCATCCAGCTTGCTCAGACGGAAGTGTTCCATCTGGTTGGGCTGACGCTGGATGGCGTCCATGGCGTGTCGGCCATCGGCTACGCTCGTGAAACCATCGGGCTGTCGCTGGCCATGGAAGATCATGGCGCGGCCACCTTCCGCAATGGCGCGCGTGTCAGCGGGGTGCTGAAGCATCCGAACAAGCTCGGCCCGGAAGCCGTCGCCCATCTCAAGGCCGGGCTCGAGGAGTTCCGCTCCGGCGGCGAGCAGGAGGGAAAAAACCTGATCCTCGAAGAGGGCATGGACTATGCCCGCATCGCCATGACGGCCGAGGATGCGCAGTGGCTGGAGGCCAGAAAGTTCAGCCGCACCGACATCGCCATGTTCTTCGGGGTGCCGCCGCACATGATCGGCGACACGGAAAAGAGCACGTCCTGGGGCACCGGCATCGAGCAGCAGTCGATCGGCTTTGTCGCCTATACGCTCGAAGACCATCTGACCATGTGGGAAGAGGCGATCAACCGCGACCTGATCGGCCCAGAGGGAACGCGCGACGACAATCTCTATGCCCGCTTCAACCGGGCGGCGCTCGTCAAGGGCGACATCAAGGCCCGTTGGGAAGCCTACGTCAAAGGCCTGCAATGGGGCGTCTACAGCCCCAACGAAATCCGCGCGCTCGAAGACCAGAACCCGCGCGATGGCGGAGACATCTTCTATCCGCCGCCCAACACGGCGGGAGCGCCGGCGGACGGCAATGGCGACAATGATCGACCGCCCATGGAAAAGGACACTGACACATGAGCCTTCGCAAGCTCCCCGAGGCGCAGGTCTTTGCGCGGCCGCAGAACTACCAGTGGGATGCGCCGAGCGGCGTGCTGACGAAATGGGCCGAGCACTCGCTTGCCGCGGTGCCCGATGCAGATGGAGACACCACGATCTCCATGTTCGACGTCATTGGCGAGGATGGCTGGACAGGCGGTGGCGTCACCGCAAGCCGCATCTCGGCGGCGCTACGCTCGATCGGGAACAAGGACATCACCGTGCGCATCAACTCGCCGGGCGGCGACATGTTCGAGGGAATCGCGATCTACAATCTGCTGCGCGCCCATCCGGCGAAGGTCACGGTCGAGGTGCTGGGCTGGGCAGCGTCGGCCGCTTCCATCATCGCCATGGCCGGCGATGTGATCCGCATGGGGCTCGGCTCCTTCATGATGGTGCACAATGCCTGGGGCGTGGTGATCGGCAATCGTCATGACATGCGCGAGGCCGCCAGCCTGTTCGACGAGTTCGATGTCGCGCTTGCCGACATTTATCACGCCCGCACCGGCATGGATCGCATCGGCATCGAACGGTTGATGGATGCGGAAACCTTCATGACGGCGGCGCAGGCCGTCGAATATGGCTTTGCCGATGCCGTTGATGACGCCATCGTCCATGGCGGCAATGACGAAGATCGGGCCAGGGCCGCTGCGACCGCGCCGGTCCGCCCCGAAATCCAAGCCAGGCGCCGCATCGATGCCGCCCTGGCGAAACAGGGCGTCTCGCGCACGGAGCGGCGCAAGATGTTCAACCAGATTGCCGGCATGCACGACGCTGCCGACACCGCCACGCATGACGCTGGCTTCCATGCTGCCGCCATCCAGCGGCTGATCGACACCATCAAATCATAGGAGACCCGAGATGGGTATCGAACTGAACCCCGGTGGCCGCGAGCTAGTCCGGGGTATCCTCGGCGTGCGCGCCGAAACCGGCAGTGCCACCAAAATCCTGGCCGAGCTGCAGAAGACCTTCGAGGACTTCAAGGCCGAGCGCGACAAGGAGCTCGCCGACATCAAGGCCTGCATGGCCGATGTGGTCCAGACCGAGAAGGTCGACCGTATCAATGCCGAGATCACCGCCCTGCAAAAGGCCCTCGACGAGACCAATGCCGCGCTGGCAGCGGTGAAGGTCGGCGGGATGGGTGGCCTGGCTGACCCCGACAAGGCCGAACATGCACAGGCCTTCGACCGCTTCTTCCGCCGCGGTGTCGATGCCGGCCTGCGTGATCTCGAGGTCAAGGCCAAGCTGACCACCCAGTCCGATCCCGACGGCGGTTATCTGGTGCCGGAA